CACGTGCTGCTGCACTGGTGTCAATGCCTGCCTTGAGTGCTTCTACAATCAACTGGCGTTGTGCCAGGCGGCCGGCCCACATGCTGCCATTGCTTTTGTTGCCACTGGCTGTGAGCCAGGTGTTGGTGTTCAACAGATCCCAGTATGTGCCATTGGTTGGTACAGTGCCTGCTGAGGTAGCCAAGATACAAACATACACAGCATTGTTGTAGTTTACAAAATCATTGTACACATATGCTGTGGTAGCAGAATACGCATCAATTGCAAACGCAGTAGATGTGGTGTTGAAATAGTTGGCCTGGAAGCTCTTGACATTGTAACCAGAGCGGCGTGTGTTAAACAACAACATGCCTTGTGGATACAGTGCAGGATCAGGAGCATCAACATCAAGATAGTTGTTGGTCAGCAAACTCACAATGGTTGGGAACGGATCAGCCACACAATCTGTGGTACCGTTTGGTGCCCAGCGAGCATCTGCAAACAAGATGCCATTTTGTGACACTTGATCAGTGGTGTCAATTTCCACCCAGGAATCGGTTCCGCTGACTGATTCCCAACGATACAACTTGGGATAGTTTTCAAGATCGCTGGTATCAATCCACAAATCACCGTAGGCCAAAGGTGATTCTGCTGTGTCGGTTTGTGTGGTCGGAGCTGATGCACTTATGATTGGTCCAGCTGCATTGCACAATGTCAAGTCATTGCCTCGAACATCATTGGTTACGTTTTGATAACCTTGCCAGATTCCATTGTCCTGAATCATGATGTCAGCATCACTCACTGAGCTGTAGTACCATAGACGGCCGGTTGCTGGGTCTTGATCCGGCGCTGTAGTGCTGGCAGTGTATGTGAATAGTGGAGTCGTCACAAAGTTACTTAAAGTAAGTCCTGTAGCAGGCAGAGTATTTCTTTGTCGTACTTTGGGAGTAGTAGGGGTAGGGAACGTAATTCCTGCTACGGTCAATGGTGTTCCGGTGCCCTGAGCCAGTTGTATGGTGCCTCCGGCGCTGTGAGTGAGCACAATATTGCCAGCAGTGTTGACACTGGCTGACACATAAGGAACAGCAGCAGCAGATACTGCTGCAATAAAGTCACTCACTGTTCCTGTACCACCAATGGTGACAGTGACAGTTGGGCTGGTGGCATCTGTGCCCACACCCGATGCTGACATTGTAAAAGTATTGCCTACTGTAAATGCTGTTCCTGTAGGCGTTGTGGTTCCTGTAATTTCCATAGCACCAACTGCGTATCTTCCAAGTATATTAAAAGAGAATGTAGGGCCGGGAACTGATGCACTGCCTAGGTAAGCACTAGAATCATAAACAGCATAGGTGGTACCTACTGGAATATTTTTTCCACCGCCGGACGGATCTAGACCATAGAGAGCAAATCTGTCACCAGCATATGCTGGGCAGTTTTGTGATACAAAAACGCCCAGTGCGGTGCTGTATGATTTGATGCTCAAATTCATGCCATTGTTAGCGCTGCTGATGTTTTGCCATACAGATCCTGTTGGACGACCACCGTCTGTATCAGTGGTTCTCCAACGTGGTTGATCATAGCTGTATGCAGGCAAGTAGTCAGGTGCTGCATATTGACCAGAAGTAATGCCTAACGCTGTCAGCAATGCTGCTCCACTGGTGGGACCTGGATCAACAGCAATCAGACCATTGTTGCTGAGTGTGGATCCGTCATTGGCTGCAAGAGAACTTGCGTACAGATACAGCTGATTTGACACTGCACGGGCAGTAACACCTGTGATAGCAGCAGCATTAATCACTGCTGCAAATCCGGCCACGGTGTTGGTAGCACCAACAGTAACCAAGTTGTCATTGATATACATGCTTGCACCGTTTGTCAGAGTGGTAGGAGCGTTGGCGCCCACCAGTGTGGGCCATGCAGTTTTCCAGCCATTGCTGCCAATTTGTACCCAGACGTTTTGATAAGTTTTGTAGTAGCCATACACATACTGATCAATTGCTACAACTACATAGTCACCAATGCTGCCATATGATGCCACAGGGGTATTGTCAGCAATGGGATCTGTGCCGTTACCGCCCACTACTTCGGTAGCATCAGTGATCACTGCAGGAACTTGATTGGTAAATGTTGCTGTGGCCTGGTTCCACTCAAAAATGCCCCAGGTACTGATACTGGCATCTAGCCAGTATGCGCCGTTGTTTGGGGTACCTGTGGGGCGAGTCAAACTGGCTGTGAGCGCTGTCAAATCAACGTCAGCACGTTGAATATATGCACGATTGGTAACACCCAGAGCCGAGTACGCTGCAAGCAGACCGTATTCGTTGAGTTCGTAACCATTGATTGGAGTGCCTGTTGTGGTGTTGTAGAAGAACGGTACACCAAATGTGGCTGCCAGATCACGCTGACTGGTAATTAGATACGTTTTGTTGGCATTGGCAGCAAGGGTACCTGCTGCTACAGTGATGCCGTCACTGGATACTTTGTTCTGTGCAGTGGCAACTACAAAGTACGGAACGGTATTGACCGCTGATGGTATGTATTGACTTTCGTCAATAACTGTTACTTCTACGCCGGGGCTAACTAGGGCCATGGTTATTCTCCTAAAATTTTTATCAACTATTTGCTTGCAGATACCTGATGTACCCATGCAATCGCATAGTGATATTTATAGGTATATTCAAAAAAGTGGCATCTACAGCAACCTTTATTAAAGGCCCATTGGAAAAGATTCAGTATAAATATCCAATGCAAAGACCCATATGCAAAGCCTGCGACCAACGACCTTGCGCTGTCAATTACTATCGTGAAGGTGTAGCTCACTATCGAACAAGATGTGAGACCTGTGCTAGAAAAGGAAGAGGGATCAAAAGCAGAAAGCCACGCTGGGAAACAGCAGGCTACAAGAAAAAACCTGCATGTGACAAATGCGGGTTCAAGGCCAAGCACTCAAGTCAACTGTTGGTGCTGCATGCTGACGGTAATCTCAACAATGTTGAACTTCGTAACTTGAAAACTGTTTGTTTGAATTGCGTTGCAGATCTACGGCGCACAGATTCTATTTGGCGACCAGGGGATCTTGAACCAGACGTGTGACCTGCTGATACAAGTGATCTAGACTGGAATTGTTGTCCAGCACAGCATCAAACTTGGTGCCAGCCCAGGCATATTCACTGGCATGCACTTGGGACTGGTCCAAAAGACTCTTGCTCAAACTCCAGGTAGAGTTGCCATCAGGGCCGTGATTTACGCTGACTGCTGCATCATACCAGGCAGGTTCTGGACCACGAGTCACACGCACCACAATGCCGCCCGCTGCCTTGATTGATCGGATTTCATTGGGAAACCTACAATCACTGATCACAATGTCGTCTGTGGAGTTGCGCAGTTTGTTTTCCAAGCTGGCAATCCAGATATCATCGTGAAACCCGGCTCTGCAAACTTCAGTGCCCCAGTATTGCAACACCCAACGTGGTGTTAGTTTGGGCATTTTTAAACGCTCTGCCCACCAAGGATCCACTTGTTCACGCCACTCACGGGCTTGCTTTGTGCGCCCTTCCAGCAGTTCTCTATCCCATCCAAACACATGGCTCACAGCGTCTTTGAGAGTGTTGGCAAAACTTTCTCTACGGAATTGATGTATGTTAACAAGATAATCTGCAATGGTGTCTTTACCACTTGAAATAAATCCCACAACTCCTATGATCATTTTAGTTCCTTAACGTTGAGATGTTTTAGTGTGTTTTGCAACATGCCAATTTGCCTGCGGCAGTCTTCCAGCGCATGGTGGCTGGTAGGGGGAACAGGTTGATCTGGCCACAAGCTAAACACTGTGCGACTGTCTCGCACCATGTAGTATTTCCAGGGCAAAGGCTTGTGATAGCTTTTGTAAGCATGTTCAAGTATGTTCATGTCATACGTTGGACCTTGTGCCCAGATACGGTTGGAGTGCCAAATCAGTCGGCCTAGTTCGTCAAGTGCCTGGTCCAGGGGCACACGGTCCTGTTCATTGAACGCTTCTTCTCGAGCATGTGCTGGTTGCGTTGCCCACCATTCGATTGTGCCTTGATCAACATCACGTGTTTCTTGGCTTTCCATGGTGATTCTAGCATAATAGTATTGATCATAAATGCCGGAGCCAAATGGGTCAAAAGATTGAGCAGCAATCGTTAGAATGCAGGTGTTTGGACCAGTTGCTAGTCCTTCTAAGTCAATCATTAAATCTGCCATGTGTTTAGTATAACACAGAGTGGCTTATGCCACAAGAGATAAGTTAACCGATGACCCAGGTGATTGGTTGACTGCCGTCCACATAGTTGGTTAATTCTAGTATTTTGGCATCCATTTGTGCTTGTGCTTCGCCCTTCATTGCTGCACCGTTCAAACTGCCGCCACCTTGTGGGCCTGCAATTGTGGCAAATTTTTCACGGGCTTCACCAATGATCATTTTGCAAACAGCAGTCATGTAGTCTTTGATCCATTGTTGGATTTGATAGTCTTGCAACAGGTTCACTTCTGGCTTGAGTTGGTACACCCATATCAACACATTCTCACCAGAGCCTTTGGGATCTCGAATCAGTTGCAGTTTTTTGGTCACTGGGTTCCAGGTGTAGTTCATGTAGCCGCCAAACATACGTGCAGCCAGTTCCACATACTGTGAGTAGAAGTCATAGGTGGCCAGGCCGCCGCTGACGTTGAAGTTCATGAGATACACATTCATGCTGGCCTGTGCAAACGGATCAAAGTTTGATGCAAACGGGCCGCTGGAATCGCCAAACGTTCTACGAAATATCTGACGCACACTCACAACTTCTTGCGGCAAAGTATAGATGTTCATGTCCCGAATCAGTTCCATGAAAATGTACGCTTCTTCATAGGCATAGTTGGCTCGTTGACGATACACGCCAATGGTGCGTTGATATGCTGCTTCGTAGTGAGCAGGGTCAAGCTCAAGATCAACAATCTGATCGCCCAGCATCAGTTTGCAATAATCTATTAGATTTTGTTTCAGCTCGGGCAGTGTATTTTCTGACATATGGGACTCCGTTGCTGTATTTACCAGTTACACCACTACCAAGCCTTGAGCACCACCAGATTTTCAGTCCCGCGACCGTTGAACTGTGTCTCTGTGGTGTTTAGATCTTTGTAGATCTTTCTAGCAGCTGGCTTGCCAGCAGCCTGCATGGCTTTCACAATGTCAGCTGGTTTACGCACAGTTTTCTGCACACTTTCCGCTGTGCTAAAGCCAATGATGCTGTTGCTCTTGATTGTGAATGTGCCCACATGCGAGTCTGCTACCACATGGATCAGCTTGCGTTTTTTACTGTCATACAGCCAGGCTTCGCTCTTATCCACTAGGTTTGCAGGGGCAAGCCCTTTGATTTTGAGATCTGCAATTTCTGCCTGGAACTTGAATTTGGCTGCACGTTTTTCCGGGCTAATGGCCTTGGCCATGCGTGGCTTACGGTCAACCTTCTTGATCTGAACGTATGCACCGCAGTCGTTGATCACTGCTTCACAAAACTTCACAATGCCGCGCATTTGAATCTTGCTGAAGTTAGCATATCCTTCTGCCAACTGGGAATCTTTACCCCCGATTACGGTTTCAAATTCTACCAGTTTGCGTTTCCAGGCCACAGCAATTTCGTTCACCATTTGTCGTGCTACATTTTTGCCACGGATAATGGTAATGGGTTTGATGTCTGCGCTCATCTTGGCGCCAGACACCACAAAGTCGTCAAATAACCCTTCCAGTTCGCCTGCACATTCACTAAGTTTTTCTCGTAGGCGATCCTGGATGGTTTGTCTAGCAGGTGCTGTGTCTGTTTTTCCTGCTACAGGTGTGGGTTTGCTATCCAAAGCTTCTGCCAGCAGGTTGTCCAGCCGCACTTGTTCTGCGTCAGTCAGGTCCAAGCCCACCAGGCTCATTCTGCACAACCAGCCAGTGGTCAGTGATATTGCAGAATCTGGCACACCACGTAAGAGTCGCACATCGTTTTTGCGGCCGTGAGTTTCCAGATAACTCACAATCATGTCCCTGGCATCCTTTTTGTTATAAAAGTAATTGTACCAGTTGAATGCTATGGTCATTTGGCTCACCCGATCATAAACGGGCTGTACACGCCAGGTGGGCTCATCACCCATGAATTTGGTGTCAGCACTGCGCGGATTCAAAGGACGCACAGTGGCGCGAGCTGGTTGAGTGATAGTTTTCAAAGTGGCTCCTTTAAGCATATCAGTAATTATAGCAGATTATCCATTTTTGGTCAAGTTAGTAGAAAGTACTACCAAAGTGGCATCTGCTTCATTGCGGAATGTGATCCAGTACGGGCGGTACCCAGCAACCCGGCCATGCCCAAAGTAACTGTACCATAGATCATGCCGCTGCCAGCCGCCATCACCCAATTTCTTCTTGGTGGCTGTTTCGTATGGTGCAGATTCGGTGTAGCTAGGAAATCTCAGGCCCACAGTGTGTCCGTGTTCTCGGAATTGGCGAAATCTGCGGTTCAGTTTGACTACTTTCATACAGCTATTGTAGCACTTGCTCGATTATTGGTCAACCTGCCCATAAATACAACACTATGCCAAGACTTTCCATGTGGCGTCCCAATCGGACCCGAGATTACCAATACCTAGATAGAATCATCAGCGAACGCTACACTGTGGGCGGCCTTGACATCTACGTGCATCGCTACATGGGTCCGCAAACCGGTGGCGAAGATTCAGCTTTTTCCGGCAACGGAGACGCTACTCAACCAATCTACGATGCACTGAGCCCTTTGAATATTCAAGATCTCTTGCTGTTGGAAAACCGCGACAGAATTTACGATCAGGACATCTATGTCATGCGCGGTGTCTACAATGCACAAGACGTGGACTTTGATCTGAGCCAATTTGGCTTGTTTCTAAACAACGACACCTTGTTCATCACCTTCCACTACAACGACATGATTGATTCATTTGGGCGCAAGCTCATGAACGGTGACGTACTGGAAGTGCCCAACCTTAAAGATTATCATCCCCTGAACAACGAGATTCCACAGCCCTTGCCCAGATACTATGTGGTGCAGGATGCTGACTATGCCACAGAAGGCCTGAGTCAAACATGGTTGCCGCATATCTGGCGTGTGAAAGCCACACCAATGACCAACAACCAAGAGTTCAAGGACATACTGAAAAAGCCAGTGGTCACAGAACAAATCTGGGACAATGGCAACTACTATCCCACTGGCAGCATTGTGAATGCCGGTGATGTGTACTACCAGGCCAAGATCAATGTGCCAGCTGACATAGCCATTACCAATGCCACCTACTGGCAAGTGTACACTCCACTCACACAGAGTGATGTGTTCAGTACCAGAACCAAAGACAACGAGCTCAATGACGCAATCCTGGCTCAGGCCGATGTTGAAGTACCACTGTCAGGCTATGACACTCAGAAGTTTTACATTCTTCCCACAGTTGATGGACAGCCTGCCAATCCTACAGGACTAACCACATCAAGTGGCACCACAGTTGACGGCACCCAAGGTGGTGCCAATGTTACTCCTGTGGCAAATGGATACACTGTGGGCTACCTTACTGGTGATGGTATTCCACCCAACGGGTTGCCTGTCACAACCGGCGTGGCCTTCCCGTCAGTGGCTGTGGACGGTGATTACTGCCTGCGCCTGGACTATTTCCCCAATCGGCTGTTCCGTTATGATAGTCGACGTTGGGTCAAGATTGAGGACAAAGTGCGAACCAATCTAAACAATGGACCCACCAATGAAACTCAACGCTCAGGCTTTGTGAACAATACATACACTGTGCGCACCACTGATCTTGGCAATATTCCAAGTCGACAGAGCTTGAGTGAAATACTCAAACCACGTGCAGACAACGGTGACCAGGGCGGATTCTTGCCACCCAATCCACCACCAATTGGAAGATAAGGGGAACCAAAATTCAACAATTTTTTTATGATGCGCAGATCCGTAGATTTCTGTTGCAGTTCACACGGATGATCAGCAATTTTCAAATTGAATATGGCAACGAAACTGATGGAGTGAACAAGGCTGCGCTGATTCGTGTGCCAGTTCGCTACGGCGATGCCAGTCGCAATGCACAGGTGATCCTGCAGGAGAACTCAAGAAATTCAATGCCAGCCAGTCCATTGATGACTTTTTATATTTCAAGTCTCACGTATGATCGACCCAGAATGCAGGATCCTACCTTTGTG